CGTTTCCATCTGACTTCACTAGGTTACTGTCTAATCTACGAAGGTCAAATACATTATCTCTTTTAGGTGGGTCATAGAATGGAACTATAGCGGTGTATTCTTTTCCCTGTGTCTTCCTAGCTCCATGTTTTAGGATAAAGTCATAATTTGATACCCTACTAGCTCTACCTACACTACTTTCATATAAGATAGGCTGCATTAACAAACTACCACTAAATACTAGGTAATTGGTCGTTTCACTGTCTGGGGGGCTAAATACACCACCTGACTTATTACCTACATATTCAATCAGTGGGGAACAGTCTCTAAGGTCATTGTCGCTAGGTTTGTGTCCTTCTACTGTGTCATTCTCATTACCACCTATACTAATTACTAAGTAGTTATCTGAGTCTATCTTACTAGTTGGGCTGTTATCCGTTGCCTTAGCTTTTCTCTCAACACTACCAAGTCTAAGTAAGGCAGGGGTTAAGGGGTGTTCTCTTAGGTACTGTGCCACTTTATGCTGATTAATACCTGTCCCGTTTTCATCTACCTCTAACATCTGCTCACTCCCACGTAACTTCCATGTTGGGCTATACATTGACTTCATATACCAGTCTGTTTCAGTTAACGCATCATAAGTAGACGGTCTCCCATTTACTGAATCCAAGAAAGCGGAGTGTGCTGATTTTCCAGAACCCAAAGAACTAATCTCTGTAAGTATTAACTGCTGACCTCTATAATGTGACTTTAGACTGTCTTCTGCTAAGGGTGATTCTATGATAGTATCTTGTCCTTCGAGGCTACAGGTTAATTGAAACTGATTTATTACATCGCTTGTACTAATATCTGTATCACTGCCTGCATAATGTGAAGGATTGATTATAATAGATTGTGGCTGCTTACCTACTACATTACCTGTCTCTAGGTCTAACCAGCTTATCTCCTTACCCTGTACTAGTGTGTCCCAATCATAGATATAAAAGTCTAAACCTTCCTGTCTAATATGTAAGTTAAGATACTGCATGACTTCTTTAAGGCAGTCTTCCATATTCCATGTACTATCTTCATCCTTGCCAATAATAAACAACTCACTTACACATAGTTCATCAAATACAGTACCTTCCTTTCCCTTTGCTGTACCTTTAGACTGGTCATAGTATAGTCTAGGCTTTTGATTGTTACTTAGATTCAGACCCTTAGTATCAAATATCAACCCTAGTATCTCCTTAAAACTTACATTGCCTGCCTCTAGTACTGCTCGTCTATAATTAAGGGGTACTATATTCTTGTAACTTGTGTATTGTAGGGTGCTAAGGTAGTCTGTACAGTTAAGGGTAAATTCATCAACATTACTATTAAATGGTTGGCTAAATGTTGCTGGCTCTACATATCCTGCAAACACACACTCACTACCCTTCCAAATGTTTACTACTATATCTCTAGCAGCACCTGTAAATAGTAAGTCACCTAAGTAATCTGAAACAACTAGGTTAATAGTGGCTGACTTACGTATTAGATGTTGTGTTAAGTCTATATTCTCTTCAATTTGTACTGGGTCTGCAGCAAAGTATAATCCATCCTTGCCTATCTCCTTAACATCCCCACTACCACCATTTTTAATTAGGACGGTTAGTAGTTCATCCGATAAGTCCCTAAATTCTCCTCTTAGTATCATAGTACTCTCCTTCCTGTCTTACTCTGAACCTTACTGTAATTACTTAGGGCTAGGTAGATGTCGCTGCCTCTCACCCTTACACTACTTACACCTACACCACCACCTAGACCTGCTGTATTGTTGTCTAAGATTCTAAATAGGTTTCCTTGTTGTGTCTTGGTTAGTATCATTTCACCACTATTAACTCGTGCTAGGTTATGGTCACCAACTGTCTTACTACCTTGGAAAATACCACCCTGTGAGAATGATTGTAACTGTGAAATCGTACTAATCATTACTGCCGTTCCTGCTGCAATTGCTGCTACCCAACCAATAACGCCTAGTTTAGAATCCTGTGCGGAGGCTTGTGCAAAACCTAGTATTATCTGACCTATTGCCTGTAATACTAAACCTGCCTTGGCTGCTGCACTATCTTGTCCTAGTTGTTGTATTGCTTGAGACATAAACACCATACTAGCACCTATCTTCTCACCGTCACTAGCCATAGAAGACCCTAGTATCTGTTGTAAGGCCTTAGCATCCTCTATCATCCTAGTAATACCGCTATTCTCAAAACTACCTAAGCTATCCTTAACCTTCTGTAGTTCTATCATACCATCTACTGACTTCTGTAGCTCCTCAGTAAGTTTAGTAAGTGCTGAAAAATCAAGTCCCTTAAGGTCTAGACTTCTACCTAGTTCCTGTCCTAACTGCTTTGCTTTGTCGAGTAGTGGGTTTAGTAGTTTATCACTAGCCTCTTTCTCATCCTTTGCCCTTTGGTCTAGTAGTTCCGTATATTTATTAGCATATTCAGCCTGTATGTTAGATATTGCTGCCTGTTTCTGTTCCTCTAGCTGTTCGAGTAGTTCAGTGTTACCGTGTGCCTTCTCTGCTAGGGTGTCATACTTCTTAGAAACTGCTGCTATTTCATCTGCTAAGTCTGCCTGTCTAAAACCTTCTATCTTAGTATAGTAGTCGTTGATTAATTTAAGCTGGTTGTCTAAAGCTCCCTGCGTATTGATTACGTTACTCTTATCTGAACCATACGCATTTTTTAGCTGTTCCTCCTCAACCTTCCTACTACCCTTATTATTATTGACGGTCTCAGTTTCGATAGTTTGTTTTAGGCTCTTTTGGTCATCTGCTATCTTCTCTGCTTTCCGCTTTGCCTCTTCTGCTGCCCTCTGTGCCTTGGCTTGTGCTGCCTTCCTTGCTGCCTCTGCTTTTCGTGCTGCTTGTTCCTTGGCTCTCTGTGCTGCTTGGCTTGCTTTCTTGCTTTGTTGGGCTGTCTGCTCTCTCTGTCGTCTAAGTGCCTCTTCTAGATTGTTGGACTCATCCTCATATTCCTTACTACCCTTCTTATATAGGGCTAGTTTCTTCCTATGATATATAACATCCCTGCTTAGTGATTGTCCGTGTTTCGCATTCTCAGCCTTATACCATTTATCTAGGGTTTCTTGTCTTGCCTTGGTTTCACGTTCTCTTGCTTCCTCATTCTGCTTAGCTAGTTCCTTGTTAGCAGCGTAATTATAATTCCCAATTACATCATGGCCACCTTTGAAAGCAGATATAGCGTTACTAGCAATCTTATCCCAATCACCGTTAATCGCATCCCTAACCATACCTACAAACATCTTAAGTGGCCAGATCATGTGTTCCCAAATTGCATTACCTACACCTACTGCAATTACCTTAAATTTATTCCATGCTTGCGCTAACTTACTACTAGCTCCTTCTGCCGTCTTAAAGCTATCTGTTATGTCCTCGAATTTCTGATACAGTGCTGCTACTAAGGAAATCAAGATACCTATACCAATTGCAGATAGGGCAACTCTAAGGGCTTTACTTGCTACTGTTGCTGCCCCTTGTGCTACTGTTAATCCACCTGTTGCTACTGTTGCCCCTTCTGTCGCTACAGTATTTGCTGCTGTGGCTGTGGTAGTTTCAGTTGTCGCTACTGCATTTGCCTGTTTAACTGTCGTATTAGCTGTTAGTGCTGTTGTCCCTGCTACCTGTGTTGTTGTATTAGTAGCCTGTGCAGTAGTATTAGCTGAGACTGTAGTAGTTAGGTTAGATTGTTCAACCCCTACTAGCCTTAAGAGTGCATGATAAGCCCTGTATGTACCGCTTGACTGGTCCATGAAGGTATTTTGTAGCTGTGTTATTCCATTCAGTACTGACATAGCACCAGCAAGTTTAGTAAGTGTTTGCTGTGCCTCCTCTGACTCGACACCAAACATAGCCATAGCACCAGCACCTACTTGAAAAGCACCTACTACACTACCTGCTACATCAGTTATACCAGCTAGGCCTCGTACATCATTAGCAAAATCACCTACTACTGCCTTTGCATCACCCATAGCGTCCTTGATACTACCTGCCCTTGCTGCTAGTTGTTGGAATTTCTCACTAGCAGGGTCAACGCCTTGTAGCAGCATATTAGCTAACTCGCCTTGGATTGTTTTTAGTTCCCTTTTGAGATTACAGCTACCCTGCTTAAATACAGTCTCAGTTTTACCTACTTCACTTTTTATTTTATCAATAATGTACTTAAACTGTTTATCATCAAGTCTTATCTTGGTTACTAAATCTTGTGCCATATTCCTTCGCTTTCTGTTTAAGTCTTTCTATGTCCTCCTTGGTTGGTAGTGGGTCTTTATCACCTGTACTACCTTCTAAGTTGTCCCATGGTAAGGGCATAAATTTCCGTGGGTTATTTTCTTTTGTGCCACCCATTACCTTGGCAGATGTATATATAGTCTGTCTTCCTATTTCCCAGTCATCCTGTTTAGCCCTGTACAGATTCTTAACTAAGATGTGTAATTCTAACATACTCATCCTGTCTAGTACATACTCGGGGTCTAGGTTGCCTTGGTAGACTAAGATACTAAATACATCTGCCATTCCTAGTTTTTTCCCTTATCCTCACCTTTCTTAGTGTCATCCTTACCCTTAAACTCTGCTTGTCTGGATAATTCCCTTTTCATGAAATCTGTATAGACTGTAAAAATACTAGGGTCTTCATCTAGGCTGTCTAAGAGTTTATCAAATGTAAGGTCAGTGTCTTTGTTACCTGCTAAGATACAACAATACAGAAAAAGGTACTGGTCGCTAAGTGTATCTAGGCTAAATAGTTTATTAGCTGCTGCCTCAAATAACATCATAGCACGTACTGAGTAGACTAGTTTATATTCCTTGTTGTTAATTGTTACTGTATTCATGATTAAAAAATTATTGGGCTACCTACTACACCCTGTTAAGTTTGGATATAATAGGTATAGCCCTGTTTCATTATTATTTCTTTTATGCTGTTGCCACCTTCTTAAGTGCGCCTACACCTGTAAAAGTAGCAGAAAATGTAGCATTATCCTCATTCGGTGCTGAACATTCTAAAGATGTAATGATTACCTTGCCTGTATATGTGCCTGTAGTTGAAGGAATCCAACCGCCTTTAGTTACCTCATCTGCCTTAGTCTTATAGTTCTTCTCTAACGCAAAAACGGCATCTATTGGGGTCTGTGCTGTCATTATATCAAAGAGTGCCTCAAAGCCTACACCTTCACCATCATTACTCATTAAGTTCTCACTCGACATTTCCCAGCTGATTTTGCCTGCCTGTGCTGATACCCACTTACCGCCACTGTCCTTAGATGTAGTTTCTGTAGTATCTTGGCTAATTGAAAGACTGTGACTAGTTGCAAAAGCGATAGACTTTCCATTGATAAAAAGCATTAGGTCACGTCCTTTTGTTACACTTGCCATATTATGTTATTTATTTTTTATATTTACTGTTATACTAAGTAGCTGTAGGAATGTGTCTTCCCTGTATTCCTCGCTAGTGTCTTGTAGTTCTAGGTCTGTTATTTCAAGTCCTCCTATAGTTCTACCTTGGCTTGCTAGTAAGACATCTATTACCTTACTGCATATTCCTAGCCCCTGTCTATAATCACTACTAGCTACAATTAATGAAATTCTAACCTGTGTATCATAGACTAGCTTATCTTTATTAGTGCTAGGTGTTAGTCCATCCCTTCGATAAACAATGAAAGGGAAACTAGTACCTTTATCAGCGACTAGTGGAAATACTTTACTTCCTACTTGCCTACTTATTTCCTCGTCTTGTAGTAGGATAGATTTTACAACCCTACCTAATTCTAAACTCTCCATTACTTCTTATTCCATATCTTATCAATAGACTCAGAAAATAACCTACCCATAGAGTCCTCAACTTCTGACATCTTAGCCTGTACAGTGGGTTGGAAAAAACTATGTCGCTTATGAACACCTCTACTAGCACCTGCCTTAGTACGTCTCAACTGCGTTCCCAACTCCCAGAACTTCAACCTAAAATCAGCCATGATATGCACCTTAGCTACGTCACTATCCCTACTTGGCTTGCTGTACTTGATACCAGACTCTAGCGTTTTACCATTCCACCAGTTAGGGTGATTATAGCCCTTGGTTACTGTTCTGAGACTCTGCCTAGCTGCTTTAACTAGAATATCACTACCTTTTTTTAGTGCAGTGTTTTTAGCTTTAGTTTGTTCACGTCCTGTTAGTTCTGTGAATTTCTTAACCAGCTCTTCCGCCCCTGTTAGTTCTAAGTTGTCGTTATTCATTGATTAGCTCTGTTTCTATTACCTTCTTCTGTTGGGCTGGTACTGGAATGACACTTAAGACCCTGTACTTCTTATCCTTGTACATAATATAGTCTGTGTGTTCCTGTATATTAACGTACTGCCAAACTTCAAAAGTAACTTGATAGGTATAGACTAGTTCATCACATACTACCTCTCTATCCCCTGTCTTATAACCTACATTAGCTCTAGTAGTTGTTAATAGGCGGTGGTGATTAGTAGTACCTCCGAAATCGTCTTGTATTATTTCAGTCCGATAAATTGCTATGGTGTCTCTTAGTAGTCCTGTTCTCATACCTTATCCTTTCCGCCTGTGTACTTCTTACTGTAGTTCTTGTATAAGTCTAGTAAGTAGGTAAGACTATAGGGTAGCTCAGTGTGACTACTAAAAGCAATAGACTCACGGTTAGCGTATAAGTTTGCTGTTAGAATTAATATAGATTGAACTAGGGGAGGCGGTAAAGTTGTCCTCCCACTAGCTATTAAGATATTTTCTAACTTATCATCTATATGTCGTTCTACTGCTAATTCCGCTGCTTGTTCTAGGTCACATAGGTACTCATCGTCTTCATGAAAGCTAGAGTCTATGTTAAGATGTTTTTTTAGTTGCTGTAAGTTTACGTACATATAGAAACTTAGTTAACTGGTTTAGACTGCGAATGTACCAAACTGGAAAGCCTCTGGTCTGATAAGTGCTGCATCAAAGTAAGCATTAACTACTAAGCGAATCATACCATTAACCGCCTGTGTGTAGTTATCTACTACGATGTCCAGACCGCCCCAACTACCAATAGCTAGGTTACTGAAATCACCTACTACAAAGGTCTTAGCCTCTACATTTGATGTACTGTAAACTGGTGTACCGTCCAATGTGCCTTCAGTATAAGCAAGCTGGGCTGTACCTCTAGAACCCTTCATCATGTTTCTAAAACTAGCACGTGCAGAAGGTGAGGCAATATATGAAATACCACCCAGTACATTAGCCTCCTCAACCTTTGCCTCAAGACCTACCAAGCCCTCGAAATCAGTTACCTTAGTTGGGGTCTTACCGTTGAGGATACCTGCAGGGCTTGTAGCTGATTTAGCACCCTTGCCTAAGATAGTAGACTCAAGTTTAGAGTTAATAGCGTTAATCAAGTCCTGCCTAATTGCATTCTCTACACCGATAGAGTCCTGTGCAAGTAACATCTTAGAAATATCAACGTATGCAGTAAGTCGCTTAGGTGTCAGTGTTACATTATTAAACAGTACATTACCGTCTGTTGCTGCTGCTGTCTCACCTGCCCAATTAACATTAGAGCCTGTCATTACTGGAATCTGTGCGTTATTAGTCAAGCCTGTGTAGAACTTTGCACCTGCCTGTACTAGGACATTCTTAGCACGGAGAGGCTCGATAATATCGTATAAGTCTGTTGCTACTACATCTACACCCTCACTAGCTACTGAAACTGCCGCACGTGTTTCCATGGTAGGGATATAAATCTGACCTACAGTATTAAGACCTGCTGCCCTCATTTCCTTCATACCCTCATTACAAACTGCTGCCGTTACGTTATCGAGCTGTCTGTTTTCTGCTACATTTCTAATAGCCTTGAGTAAACTAAATCTCTGTTCTTTCATCGTATTAATATTAATATGTTTGTGTGTTCGTGCTGAGCGTGTTTCTTCTTTATCTTCCTTATCTTCACCCTCAACATCGTTATCTTTGTCCTCGTCTTCTTCTACTACTTCCTCATCAGACTTCTCTACAGTTTCTTCCTGTACTTCTATCTCGTCCTCTGTGTCAGTGTTTTTCTTTTCTACTTCTTCCTGTGTTGGTACTTCTTTATCTTCCTGTACCTCATCAGTCTTCTCTACAGTCTCTTCTACCTGTACTTCTTTCTCTTTTTCGTCCTGCATTTCTCTTAGTTGGTTAAGTTTATCTAGTGTTCTCTGACTAACTGAGGTACTACTATAAGCTGGATTCCAAACAGGGCTAACATCGTGTAACTCATCAATCTTAAGTATTTCCCTGTATTGCCTGCCGTCTGTTCCTGTCGTCCATACCTCGCTACCTTCATCTGTGCTAACTGTAAAAGCGAAACTGCTACTATCAATGTCACCACGTCTAAGGTATTCTAAAAGTTCATCACCCAGATCCGTATTTGGTGCTGTGAAGGTATATTTAAGTCCTCGTTCGTCTAGTTGTAATTGTAAGCTACCTGTACCATACTTAGACCTTGCTAGTACTTTGTCTTGGTCATGGTTAAATAGGCAAAATACATCAGACCTCTTTAGTACTTCCTCAGTGATTGCAGCTGGGTTAATAGTCTCAAAAAATCCTAGGTCTTCACTTTGGCTGTTAAAAACTACTGCATAACCTTCTACTGTTCTACTGTCTTGACTTACTACTGGGGTACTATTGGTTGCTCGTACTTCTATGTTGTTATCCTTCCTCATCTGTACTACTTGTTAGGTTTGTCTTACTTACGTCATTATAGGCTAGGTTGTGGCTATCTCCATTCTCGACTGGATTATAACCTAGTTGTCTTCTAACTTCATTGATACTAAGAACACCCATACTAAGGAGACTGTTATAGTACCCTGCTAGTTCTGCCTTGTTCGTTCTCAGTATTGCAGTTTCATCTAAGCCTAATTCTAATCCTGTACCGCCTGTTAGTTTCCTGTTTAGTTCCTCCTCTATCATCACAATATAGGGGTTAAGCGTGTAAGTGAGGTATTGTAAGTTAGATTCACCAACACTACTATAACTACTCTTGCTTAGGTCGCCTAGTAGTACAGGGCTGATATTAAAGAAACGTGCTATATCAACTACACTAAAATTTCTAGACTCTAACATCTGAGCGTCTGAGCCGTTAATACTGATAGGCTGATAATCCATATTTACAGGCAGCACAACTACACCGCCTCCTTGATTACCTTGTCCAAATGTAGACCGCCAATTAGTAGATATTGCCTGCTTTTGTTCCTCACTTAGATTACTGTGTACCTTTATAATACCGTTTAAGTTACAACCATTACTAAAAAAGTTCTCTGCTACCTGCTCTGTTTGTTGTGCTATATTGAGACTTCTAGCTGCATGACTAAGAACACTAATACCCTGTACACCGTCAACTGAGTACCTAAGAAAATGTAGTATCTCACTAGGTTGTATCTGTCTAGCCCCAATGTATGAACAGGTATAGTAAAGGGTGTTATCTTCCTTCCTATAAATACACTGTACATCATCAGCTGGTAAGTATCTAAGCCCTACTACATCCTTACCCTTTTTCTCAATTAGTACATAAGCATTACCTTTTAATAAGACTGACTGTACTATATTCTTAAGTAATGTATAGCGTGTCATCCTATTGTTAGTAAAGATGTCATAGAGTGGGTGTTTGTCTAGTAGGTCTGTCCCCTTTGTATTCTTTGCCTTGACTTGAATAGGTAGGGTAGCAATTGAATCACTAATAAGGTTAACTGCTGAGTAGACCGCACTAAGACTCATAGCACTGCCAGACTGATAACCAAAACCCCACCCTAGACTTTCTGATAAGTTAGGGTTATAAAAGGGTTGGCCTCGTTTTTCTGGCTTGTCCCTACTTATATTTAATCCTAGTATTTTCATAGTTAAAAATTAAATCCTGTAATCTCGTTATTATAATGTGGCTGCTCTAGGTACTTACCAAGTGCATTTAATGTAGAGTGTACACCGTCTATCTTACGTTCGCTGTTATTATTCTGCTTGACTGGCTTAATATTACCGTTACTGTCTTCCATAATCTCACAATTACCAAACATCCAACTAGTTATTAAGTTCTTATCTAGCTTGAGTGTCCCATTACGTGCTATCATTTCTAAGTGCCTAGTAGGTCTGTTCATGCTGCCTACTGTTTGGCTGTATGGTTGACAATTAAATCCTAGTTCTGTTAGCTTTATAATTGCCATTGTACTCTGCCACTGGTCATAACTGATACACTCAATAGGTATAGTCTTGTTAATAGCCTGTATGTCCTCAATGACTTTACAATAATCTACCACGTTGCCTCCAGTTGCTGCTAGTAGTCCTCTCTCCTTCCAAAATTTATACTTAACCCTGTTGCTACTTTCAACTATGGCAGATTCTGGCAAGTAATACCATGACTTTAAGTAGATTATATTGTCTAGTGGTATTAGGAGACTTACCGCTGTTATATCTGAGGTACTACTAAGGTCTAATCCTAAGTAGCCTGTACACCCTTGAAATATTGGGTCTTGTAGGTCTATAGGTGTCATTGAGTCCTGTATATATCTACTAGGAATCCACTCACCCCTTTCATTACTACACCAAATATTCATTAACTTAGTCTTATAGTTAGTGAGTAATAAAGGGCTATTCTTTGCTTTCCTTAGTTCAGATTGTAAGTAAGATTCCGTAACTGTAATATTTAAGTTTGGCTGACATTTACACCAGTTCCTAGGGTCTTCTATGTCGTCCCCATTGTCAAGCGTGTAGATAGCTGAAAATATACTATCATCTTCTGCCTTACCTTCCAAGATACTTATAAACGTACTTCTAAGTTGGTAGCATGGATTAGACATATCAAAGCCTGCTGTAGTAATATATAACTGTAGGGGCTGAGTTCTCATACCCACACTACTAGTTAGGACATTGGCTACCTTATTGTTAACTGCTGCGTGATACTCATCTAGACAAAACGCACTACAGTTTAGACCGTCCAATTTGTCCGCATCTGAACTAACAACCTTCATAGTAGACTTGGTAAGGGGAAACTTAATAGAATCCCTGTAATAGTTAAAATACTTACCCTTCTTGTCTATGCTACTAATAAAGTTCTTAGACATTGTAAAAGCTAGCTGTGCTTGTGCGTAACTATTGGCTGCGAATATAACTTGTGCCTCATTTTCACCGTCTGCTATGAGGTGATATAACATAAGGCCTGCAGCTAGTGTAGACTTGCCACATTTGCGGGCAACTTCCACATAAACCTCACGTACAATCCTAGAATTATCTGAACACCAATGAAAGCCGTATATACTTGCTACTACCCATTTCTGCCATTCCTGCAATACTAAGGGTTTACCTGCAAATTTACCTGTAGACTGTGGTAGCTTTTGTAAGAAATTAACTACCTTATCAACTGCCTTAGAATCAAAGTACCTATCTTCTTTGTCAAACCAACTTAGGTATCTAGAACAAGCAAGACGAACATACTCACACGCTACTACCTTACCGCCTAAAACATCCCTTGCATAAGATTTGTACTTCTCATCTATCATAGTGTTATCCTAGTATTAAAGGGTCTGGGTAATTCTGTTTGTAGTCGTATGCTAGTACTTCCTCCCTATTAGTAAGTCTTTTAACGGCCTCTATATGAGTTTCTGTACAGTTCAAGCAGTCAGTAGCGTATATTTCAATGAGTCCTAATAGTTGCCTCCACTGTGCTAAGGGATAGGTAAATGTGTGACCGTGATAGATTTTTGTCATCCGCTGCTTTCCTAGTTGTTCATGAGCTAGTATGGCAGCGTATAAAATACACCTTTCCTGTTTATCTAGCCACATCTTAAGACTGCCAACTGTGAAACTATTAATCTCATCTGAACTGTCGTAATATCGGATGTCATTAATCTTCTGCCTTATTGCAGCCTGTAGTAGTTCTTCCTCTGTTGGCTCTTTGTGTTCCTCCTCTACTATATCTTCTTGTTGGTCAGTAGTTGGGGTTTCTTCTACTACTTGCCATCCTGCTTGTACTAGTTCTTCCTCAGTTGGGTTAATGATTGTATTTCCGTCTAATTCTATGTAACCGTTATATAGGTGTCCTTCTTTAATATATTTCTTCATACCTTATAATGATTGACTACCAAACTCTAATACCGTACCTAAGATAGTAACAGTGTAGATATGATTTGGTAAGATAATAAATGTATGTGGTAGTTTGATATTAGAAGGTAGACTTATTCTAGGTGCTGTACTTCCTGTCTTAAAACTAAATCCGTACTCATCTAGGAAAGGACTGTTAGAGGCTGGTTGTAAGGTTATATTAAGACTTTCTACCACTTCCCACACATGAAACTCACCGCTCCTAATTGTTACGTCTGTCTCAGTAGGTTGGTGTCTTACTTCCTTACTTCTGCCGTCTATACCGTTCCTACCATCCTGTCCTTTCACATATAGGCTAGTCTTCTTTGTAGTTCCTGTAGTTCTGTCGTAATTATATACATAGTAATCACCACCGACATAAGGACATTTAGTAGTTAAGTCTGCCTGTATTTCTGTCAACCTACTATCTACCGTTCCAAGTTTCTCTGTTACCTTAGTGTTTACATCAACTAAAGCACTATCAACCGTTCCTAGTTTTTCCTGTGCTGACCTTGTTACATTGTCTATACCTTCCTTTATCTTTTCTGTCAACTTACCGCTAACAGTATTTTCTATCCTATCACTAACACTACCTAGGGTCTCAGTATCATCTACCTCTAAATCACTGTCTATATAATATTCTGTGGTAATTAGTCTATCTAGTCCTGTGGTGGGATTATTTACCTTGTAGTTTAGAACACCCCTACCCATATATTGAAGGTGAGGCCATGATAAGGTAATATAACCCTCATCGTCTGTAGCTGTTAAGATAGTACCAAACTTAGGATTAACTGTAAAGAAAGTAACTTGTCCACCTTCTACGAATCCTTGGGGCTTTAGTCTTATTGAGCTGCCCTTGTATAAATGTTCCATATTATCCTGCTGTTAGTTTAGTTATGAAATCCTCTGCACTAAGTTCCTGTTCCCCCTTCTCTGGCTTATCCGCTATCTTACTACTTGCTAGGGGTGATAGTCCTAACTCTTTCACAACCTTTAATATCTGTATCTGATAGGCTGTTTGAATTTGTAGTAAGGGGCGTTTATTGGGGTTGCCGTATCTATCATTAATTAGTAGTCCATCCTTCTTAATTCTTTCCTTACACTGATAAAACATATCTAGTGACTCAGATAGAAGGGATAGGGCTGCTTTCCATTCTGCCTTAACTTCCCCATATTCAGACTCTAAGTACTTATAGGCGTTGTACATATATTCCTGTACTGACTCCCTAACATCTGGATATAAGGCCTGTATCTTTTTCTTTGTTATCATTGTTTTTCATGTATTCTTTGGTCATTAAATAGGTAGTGAGAAACTGCATAGAACATATTAACCGCATAACTGTTACCTGCCTGTTTATATAATTGCGTATCACTTACCCCTGCCTGTCTTGCGAGTTCTACATCAAGTCCTGTAAACCCTTGTAACTTAAATGACTCAGTAGGTGTAATTCTTCTAAGTGGCTCTGTGTGATAGTCTGGGTTTGGTTTCCTAGTACCTGTGTTAATATAATGATGTGTATAGTAGTTCCCCATTCCTGCCCTTCTATCAGATTTACAGGTTAAAGTCGCTGCTATTGGTCTATCAAATTCTGGCTTAGTGGTATAGCTTGTATTCTCCCCCAATAAGTAAGCCCTATATGTTGGACTAGTTGAGGTGTTATACTTACTATCCACCTTTTTATCTAGGATGTCCAATACCTCAGACTGATTATTTATGCTCCATTCTTTCCTGTAGTCCCTGTTAAATACGTCCCTAACCTTCGTTGATGTAAAGGTAAAGTTAGGTAGGTCTAAGGTAGTGGCAAATATTATAAGCCTGTTTCTATTCTGTGCTAACTTATAATCTGCTGCATTAAATAGGTCGTAATATACAGTGTAACCTAGATTTTCTAACGTGGTCTTGATGGTCCTAAATGTGTTACCCTTGTCGTGTGTTAATAGCCCCTTTACATTCTCTAAGAGTACAAAAGGGATAGGCTTGTACTGTTTCTTCTTGACTTTTAGGATATGTACTATCTCATTGTATAGCGTTCCTCTTGGGTCTTGAAAACCTGCCCTTTTGCCTGCACTACTAAAAGTCTGACAGGGAAAGCCACCAGTTAAAATATCTATATCTAAGTTCCTAGTTATGTAATCCTTCGTCCGATTCCATGCTATTAAGTCACCCATTGCTAAACTATACTTGTGGTTTGGGTGTATTGCTTGATAGGTCTTCACTGCAAACTTATCAATTTCAGAATATGCTAAGGTTGGAATCTCTAAGCCACTATCAATGTATAATAGTTCTGCTGCCCTACTAAAGCCACCTATACCTGCAAATAATTCTAAGTGATTTAGTCTTTTCATATTCTTTCAATTATTACACGCTTATAGATTGTCTTCTCACCTAGCTTTGGATTATTTAGTCTATCTACTACCTTAAATTGACTGCTACAGTGCTTAATCAGAAAATTTACAGGAACACCCATCCTACCTTTATAGTCGCTTGGAATGTCCTTTACTTTATTCACATTGATAGCTGGATAGTTACTGTAAGTTGGATAGTCAGTAGGGTTATAAGTTGCTGTTAGTACTAATTCCTGTCTGTTCACTGGTAGGGTAGTAAACCATGATGTACTACCTAAATCTTTAACTGTGCCGTCTGGAGTTACATAGTACCTAAGTGTTGTGTGACCTAATCTAATCTGTCCTGCCTTAAACCTTGGAAAGATATTACTATAGGTTACTGCATTTATACAACCAATTACTATAAAATCTTTATCCTTGATTGTATCTATAAAGTCTCTGAATAGGCTAAAGGGTGGGTTTGTAATTACTAGGTCTGCCTCCTTTAATATTGCCAAACTTACAGGACTATTATAGCTGCCGTCTCCACTTACTGCTGTCTTTACTGTTTGTCCGTTTATGTAGTCTAACTTATATGTACCGTTCGGATCGTAATGAGTTGCTGTTAGTCCCTTTAATCCTAGACTATCATAGTTAGTAGTTAAGTAAGTCCAAAACATACTAGCCTCACTGTCACAATTACAAACTACCTTCTTTCCTTTTAGGTATGGACTGTAATATACTAGTTCCTTCTCAATGTCCTCTAGCCTTGTGTAGTACTCGTCATTCTTAGCTGCCTTAGATTTATTTAAGCTAGTATTACTCATTATATAATTTTTCTAGTAGATTTAATGAACGCTTAACCAGCTCACACTTTTCACGGTGGTAGTCGTCTGTGGGTAAGTCGTCTGTCATGTAGGAACGGCTTGCAAACATTATATACCTCATTCGCTTTTCTAACATATCTTCTACACCTATTCTATATGCTAAGATGTAGATATGATAGCCTGCTCTTTCTAAGTTTGTTAAGGTTTGTACTGCTTGTTCCTCCTTACCTGTTAACATATCTAAGCTAGGTAAGTAATGTATATCTTCTCCCCCTTGTCCTGTATCTAAGTGGGGTGTAGTAGGGTCTGTTATGTCGCCTAGGTATAAAAATTCTAGTTCACCTCTACAACTCTTTACATTATTATAATAAGTCCAAACACCATCTACTAGGTTTAATATTGGTCTCTTGTAGTCTAGTCTTAAACAGTCTAATACTTCATCTAATGTTCTTGTCATAATCTCAAAATGTGTTAAAAATTACCCTCCCATGTGCAAATAAAACTGGGGTGGGGTAAAACGTTGATAGCCAAATAGTTAGGTAGGGGCGGGGGTATAAAGTGCTTAAAATCAAACTGTTACACTTTACTCTCTACCTCACCCCTACTAATAACTAACTGACTTTATACTTCAACCTAGTACTGTAAGTCTTCCCCTACATTATTACTAGGTGTTGTGTTATTCTTCTTTGGGTTGTGGATAGCGTTGTGACATTCCCTACAGATTGATTGAAGGTTATCTAAGTCATACGCTAGTCTATCTCTCTCAACAGGATTACTAGTAGACATAAAACTAATTAAGTGGTGTACATCTTGGGCAACCTTGATTATACCCTTCTTAAGACAACATTCACATAAGGGTTTCAGTCTTAGCTTAGTATCTCTTAGTTGTTTCCATGTCGTGCTACTATATATTGCCTGTCGTTCTGCTTTTCGTTTGGCACTGTAAGAATCTTTGTTTGTATTCTTTGGTGGCCTGTATATTAATGGCATAATTTATTATTAGGTTTAGTTCTCAGTCTGTATTAGTAAAGTGGTAAGGGCTAATATCACTACTAACCCCTACCTAATTATGACAATAAACTATTACAGATTGAAAACAATTTCTTTCTTACTTATTAGGATTCTAGGGCTTCTTAACTGCACTTTTTACACACTAGAACACCCTAAAGTCTAACCAGCTTTTATTAGGTAGTTGTCGTCTTTCTGTTTGCTGCTTAAACCTTTCTAGTACTTCCTCCTTTGTTAGTTCCTGTACCTCATTGTCTAGGGTTGCACATTCTATCTCTACACCCTTCTTATCTAATACTGACTTCTCTATATTCTTCTTCATTGCTGCTGTCCTCCTTGATTAAAGTTTATCCCACTTGCCACTAAGACCTAATAAGCTATCCTGTATCTTAATGTTGTCCTCTTTCTCATCACCTGTTAAACCTAGACTTCTTAGCATAGGGTCTGATTGGTAAGGGTCTGATTGATTAGTAGTGGTTGTTGGTGTTGGATTGCTTGGGGTATTATCTACAGGCTCATCTACAATACCTGCTAACTTCTTCCTCCTTGCCTCTAATACCATTTCCCAAAACATATCATTACTACGACCGTCAAATGTGTAGAGGCTTAAACGCTTAGACTCATCATTATACCTAACATTCTCTAAGGTATCTAAAAACTTCTCCCTAGCCTGTTCCTTCTCCTCCTTCTTACTTAGCTTAACTGTATCATCCTTCTTATTAGTCTTTGGTTTGCTAGGTAAGATTGTTTCCCTGTTATCCTGTACATCACCGAATAACTCCTTTTCAAGTTGACGGCTATACTCTCTTCTAGCTTCTTCTATCATTGTCTCAGTCTGATTTAATACTACTGCTGTCATATCTATTTAATGTTTTATGTCCTAGGTTAAATACTAAGACGGTTAATAAATAATGTTGTTGTTCATTTCCACTACCTACACCTATACTATGTTGTCCTATTCCGTATATCGGTGTTATTTTCCGCTACATTATCGGTCTTGGTGTTATATTTCGTGTAGTGTTGTCCTATTCCGTATATTGGTGTTATATTCCATGTAACCCTAGTAGAAGGCTATTTTTACTGTAACTTACTATATATCAGCTAGTTATGTAATAATTGGTTAAATCTAGGCCTTTATACTAGTTCTAGGGTGACTCTATTTTTGTAATCCTTCTATATAATAGTGTAACTTAATTACACTATAACCGTTACACACTCTCAGTTTAAGACTGAGTGTGTAACTATATTATCATGGGCGCGCTGGCCTTGCCGAGCCGTGCGCTATCCCATTAATAATCAACACTTTAGAAATCTCCCATTAACTTAGCGAAATCAAATTTAAGGTTACATAGTGGGTTAGTAGATTCCTGTTTAGTAGGTTTCACTTCTTCTACTACAGGCTCGGTGTCCTTTTTCACATTATCACTATTTACCTTAGTGTCCATTTCCGCCTGTATGTTGTCCTCTTCCGTTACATTATTAGGCTTGTTGTCGTTTTTCAAGTCTTCATTAATGTTAGGGATTAGACTACTTAGAAATTTATCAAGCCCTACTATATCATTCAATGTAGGTTTAGGTGTTGTAAGTATTTCCGTCTTAGGCTGTTTCTCATACTCACTAGGCCTGTATGTATTCTTTGCCTCCTTCAATACCTTACAAATCTTCTTATTACCAATCTTATAACCTTTCCCTTTCAATAGGTCTAGGTTCTGTCTTACTGTCTGCATTGGGTTAATTAAGTGTCTCAGTTCATCATCACTAAGTCTATCACCTATCCCCTTATCTTTACAGTAATTATAGAGACTAGTTTTACCTACCTCTATACCTTTCTGTCTAAGTACCTCTAAGTTTTCCTGTATGCTTAATCTAGTGTTATACAGGCTTTCAATTTTAACATAATCTACTGTCTTCATATATAATCTCTCCTATTGTTTTGTGTCCCTTCCCTTTTATTATATCTAGGGTTGGGACTGGTTAAATTTATCGTTCACTATTTAAGGCTGTCTACCGTTCATTGTTTTACTTAATGAACTCTCCTTTAATAGTTTCTGTACCTTATTTAGTCCAATCTTATAACCTTGTGCTTTCAGTAGTTCTAGGTTTTTACGACTGCTAAGGTTTGGGTCTATTAGTTTCTTAAAGTCTACCCCTGTTTCTATACCTCTATCCTTGCAGTAATTATATAGGGTCTTCTCACAAACCTCTATACCGTTTTTCTTAAGTACCTCTAAGTTTTCCTTTACTGTCAATTCTGGGTTATAGTACAAGTCAATTTCATAGTAGTTCCAATCCTTGACACCTCTATTAATTAGTCCTTGCATTCTACCACGTTCTAGTTTCCTACTCACTAGTCCTGTATTAACTACTACTTTCTTTTGGTGATAATCTGACTTCATTACTTTTTTAATTACCTTTCTAGATTCTTCATACTCAGCCTGTAGTGTTGGTAGGTCTTTTCTCATTGCTTTCTTTACAACCCCAACCAAGTAATCTATAGTCAGTACATCATCCGAGTTATCAAAAAATCTTTCCCTGTCTATATACAAGTTAAGTAGGAGTTCATCACTAGTTACATCTGGCTTAATCAGTCTTCTTAGTCTTGCATAATTACCCATCTTAGCCCTTCTATGTTCACCGTCTACATATTTCTTAGGGCTATCATTTTCCCATCTGTAGTAAAGTTCATAGTAGCCGTTCTCTTCACTGACTAACTTAATTTCCTGTCCTTCCTCGAACTCAACCTTAGACCTATAGTAGTACTCAAACTTTCCATAGTAGTTTTTCAGTACCATCCCATAGCTTAAGTTCTTTAGGTCATATATTAGCTTAGGGTCTACTGCTATCTTCTGTTCTTCTTCCTCTTCTGCTATCAAGTCTAGGAGTACATCATAATACCCCCTTATATCTTTCAAGTCATACACTAGGTCGCTACTATAACACTCAGAATCACAACGACACCCATTAAAATACTGGTCTTGTCTAGTACCGCAACAGTCTTTACAACGTTCTAGGGTATCTTTTTCTACCTCCCTATGTAATACTGTTGATACTGCCTTAAATTCATTCAACTTCAACACCTTAGACATCACATATACTAGTCTAAATCTTCTAGAATCTGGCTTGTCGCTAAATGTTGCATAGCAGAAAGTAGGTAGGTATGATAGTTTGTTTAGGTAGGTTGGTATGTCAGTATAGGCCGTCTCATCTATATCAATACATACAATCTGCGACCCACACCAAAACTCAGACCTCTTAATACATCTTTTCATATAGCCGTCTTTTTCAGTGGGTAGTGTATAATAAGACTTTCCTGTACTAGTATTAATCCAAACTTTTTTCCCCACCGCATAACTATATAGACCGCACATACTATAACCGTGTCTTATTCTGTCTAGTAGGTTAGGTAGGCTTAGTGTTGTTCTCTTAAACCTCATAGTCTCAGTTATCCCAAGTTCTGACATCTTAGGCTTATCATTCATTACTGCTGCTCTACATTCATCCTTACTGTTATACCCTTGTTTACTTAGGTTCACAGTTACATTAAAATCTTTGTCTTCCTTCATACCTGTAATAGTTTAATAGTCCAATGTTCCCCTAGTCCACATTGAAGGGTAGTAATCTAAGCAGGTATGGATTAGTCCTGCCTTATACACTAGGGGATTGCTCATCTCGAATACTTACTCATTGATAGATTAAGTTCGTTGAGACTTTGAAGATGGAGAATAATATTTAATCGTTCATTGTTTTACTTAATGAACTTTGTTATTATTCTAAGTGCTAGACCTGTTATAATCTAGCTGTCATGTGTTTTGTTAGTCTGTAGTTCCGCCAGCGTTCAATGTTTTACTTATTGAACTTACCTACTATCTGAGCAATCCTAGTAGTCCCAACTTTCCTATACCTAACTGTGTCACCCTTTCCTAAAGTACTTAAGGAGCTTAGGAGAGTAGCTAATTTTGACTACACAATAAAGTACTTTAATTTATAGTTGCAGTGTCTTTCAACTTTTGACTGTCTTTATTTAATGTAGCTCAGTCTTCTACTTCCATCACGTCTTTGAAAATAGTCCTCGTACCCCTATCCTTATCGAAAAGTAGTGCCTAAGTATGTTTCAACCTTGCACAATAGGGGCTTTCTATACCTGCATTATAGTTGACGTTTTAAGGGGTAGTATAGTAGTTAGAATTCGGAGGGACTTAGTATTAAGCCCACTATACTAACCCTGTCTTTATAAGTGTTACCCTATAAAAACCTGTCTCAACGCTAGGGGCTGGGCAGACAACCTTATCCTAGCTTTACTGTGTGTCACTCTAAGCAAGTATCTATTATCACTAACCGACAACCCACTTAGTCAGCACGTACTATATCGACACGAACACCCACTACTCACCTTGCTCAGTACTGTTTTAGACCTTATCGAGGGGATTATTTCGATTTGAGCCTATACAGTGGTTTTCCGTGTGTCGTCCTTTTCCGTGCTTAGACTTGGGTAGTATCTATCATCACTGACCGACAACCCTAATACATTCAATAAATTAACAAATCGCCGTAAATAGCCGTAAATGGCTAATCACATCTATATGTTCCTAGTGTCTTATCGAAAAGTAGTGACCAGATCCGCCACGCACTAGGATTTATATTTGGTTATAGGTTACTAGTTTCTACATTGACTATCTTATATCCATTTAGTCGCTTTATTACCCCCCTTACTGCAAGTCCTACATAATCGGTACTCTTAATTGGTAGTCTAAGCCCCTGTATTACATCTAGTTCAGTCTCATATCTACCTACTTCATTATTCCTACTGTCAAAAACTATATACTTTTTCATGATGTTTACTGTTTAATTCTGTCCTGTGTCTTACTTTTTTCATACGCCTTAGACTTCAATACTAAGACCTTTTGGAATTGTGCTTGTTGTGCCTCTTGTCTAGCTTTCAACATTTCACATCGTATATTAAGGCCTGCACTTATTAATAATAGAACACCGCCTACAATACTTAATACCTTGTTACTCCTCATAGTTTATTATTGTTTAGTTTATCCTGCTAGTTTCCACATATAACTAACACCGTCTCTGCCTGTGGTACGTTGCTGTCTACCGTTAATACAAGCACTAATACCGCCTCTATTAATCCCAGTTGTCCTCTCTGCTGCCTTAATACTATCATACTCAGCAATTAGTACTCCCTCGGCTGTAAACTGTCTTATACGCTTCATATCGGCCTTATGTGCTTTCTGTAGGCTTGCTTTATGTAGTTCAGTTAATTTAAGTCCTCTATGTCCTTCTGCTATATTTCTCCTAGCTGTCTCACTTAGTAGCCTACCTTTTTTCATTCTACTTAGTTTTATCTTAGTTTCTTCTGTATGTTCAAAGTTCCCCCTAGATAACCCTCCTCGTGTCATATTATACCCTAGTCCTGTCTTATAATAGCTTTGTTCTAGTCTAATACTTGCTATCTCTGCCTCATCTAGTAGTCCCCTTAGTTCCTCTCTAGTATCAGCATGAATAGTAAGTAGTACGGTGTAGTCAAAGTTCTCAACACCATATTTAAGTATTGCCCTGTCTATAATCTGACTGTCTGCCCTTTCACCGTTATAGTGTTGTAGGTATCTTTTTCTTGGGTTTACTGTCTGACCTATATACTTCTTTCCGTTCTTCTTATTTGTCCACCTGTATATAATTCCTTCCATCGTCTGTTATCCTGTTTAGTTAGTTCTGGTATTTCCAACCATAACCGCCAGCTGTCTTCCTCTTACCTTTTGCAACCCTAGAAATATTACCCTTATATATTCCAATACTTAAACCTGCCTCCGTTAAACTTGGGTAGGTTGCAATAATTAACCCAGTCTTCATATCTAGCTGTTGGATAGGTTTAGATTTACTTTTACCCACCCTTTCGTTTCTAGTTCCGTAGTTAGCATTATATTTATGCGTACACCATTCTAGATTAGCTACTGAGTTATTACGTGGGTTTTCGTCTTTGTGGTTAATCAATGTTTTACTTTGGTCATTGTTTGGTATAAAGGCCTGTGCTACTAACCTGTGAACTAGTTTTCTGGTCTTCTTAGTTTTATCATTATTAGCGCTTGTTAAGTCTACCCTTGCATAACCTTTAGTGTTGTAGCATGGTTTTAATATTCTACCTGTCTTTAAGATTCTAACCTTACCTTCACTACTTACCTCGTACTTAACATTATCGGTACAGGTAATAGGTTTCCAAGTCTCTTTAGTTTTTTTCATTTCTGTTCGTGTTTTTCCTTA